AAGGGGCATTTTTGTTAGCCATAATAAGTCACCTTATATTTGTTATTTTAAGTTTTAGTGATCAACTTCGCTGACCACCGCCAAAAGTTACTTTGCTTGATCTCTGAGGCGTTAGCATCGGAGAACTAGGATCTGATTCCTTCATTAGATCATTGTCCACAGCATCTTGCTGGGTTTTGGCACGTTGGGCATAGTAGGAGTTCCTTTCCTCACGTGTTTCATTTGGAATCTTAGCCAATAGCAAACCACCTCGTGCAACAACTCCTGAATGTCTGCCTTGTTGTAAAGTATCAAAACGATCTTGGTCAGATTCATGTAACTCTTCTGATCTTACTAGGTCGAAACCTTCGCTTAATCTAGAAGTTACGTTCTTACGATCTTCTTGTCCTACAATTTCAGCTCTAATCCACCTGTAAGTATAACCTTCAGGTGCAGGAGGAGTATCCAACGTAGATGGTGGGCTCCATGGTTTGCGAGCAACTTTATTAGCTCGAGTGTCGGCAGAACGCGGGGTTCTGTTTAAATCTGTGTTATCTTTTTCTGTCATAACTATTACCTTTTAACATATTTTGCGTACTCTGTTAAGGGTACGTTTAATCTTTTTGCCATTTGTACCTCTGCTGGCGACAACTTAACTTGTCTTTTCGAGCTAGTATTACCAGCTACTCTGCCTGCTGAGGCTACCTTTTGTTGAGGCTTCGATTGGTTAGAAGGCTCTTCAAACTTGTGTGGAAACTCTGTACGTAATCTTTTATCTACTTCATTGTAGTAGTCATTAGTCTTAGGGTCAAAACCTTCTTGAACTAACTTCTGATCTATAGAAAAAGCAGCAAGAGTCATAATCTCATCTTCACCAAACCAAGAATTGTTTTCTACCCATTTTTCTTGTTTTTCATCTAACTTTGGTGGTGCTTGATATTGTGGCGTTGGTTGTTGAACATTTTGTTGCATTTGACCATTCATTTGCACTGGTTGTTCTGTTACAGGTTGTTGTAACGCCATTTTAGATGTATTAACTTTGTTTTCTTCTACAGCTATTTTTGCTAAAACATCTTGTGCTTTTGCAACTTTATCATAGTCTTGTACTTCATGAGCTGACTTCAATGCAGACATAGCTTGTTGTTTTTGAGACTTGAGTCTGTTTTCTGCTTCCATTAGATATGATCTATCTAAGTTAGAACTTTTTGTTTTTAAATGTTGGTTTTCAACAGCCGTTCTTTTTGCATACTCGTAAGCAGATTCTTGACCTCTCTCTGCTTCTCTAAGTTTTCTAGTAAGGTTGTTTATTCTTTTTTGTACGCTTTTAGAATAATCTTCAAGTTCTTCTTCTTTCTTTTCTTCTGGTGCTTCAGAAACATCTTCTAATACTTGTTCAGCTTCACTATCAACTGACTCCATAGGAATTTGCGTTTTAGGCTTTTCTTCCTCTATAGGATCTATTTCGACAATTTCGCCTTCTTCTATTTGTGTTTCTTCTATTACTTTTGCGTTTTCTTCTGACATTTTATCTCCTTATACTGCAAGAATATCATCTGGATCAAGTATGGTGGCTATCACTTCATCATCGTTAATGATTCTGCATTCAGACTCATCACCTAACTTGAAACGAGCACCAGCATATCTGCCAATTAATACCCATTGTTTTTCCTGACACCATGGTTTAGCAAACTTATTTGCATCTGCATAGCAGTCAGGGCCCATTTTTACCACATAGCCAACTACAGTAGCTAGAGATTCTCTATCTACAGTTGATTGTACTAAATGGATACCACCTTCTGTAACTGCTTTACCTTTGTAAGGCAGTATTAAAATACGCCAACCTGTTGGTTGAGGCATACGATCTAAAAAAGTTTGTTCTAATAAAGTGGGATCTAACACACGTGCAGACTCTGAGACATAGGCCGCATTTTCTTCTGCATCTGGAGTTGGAGTTTCTTGTTGTTCTTTTGGTTGTTCTTTTGGTTTTTGCTCTGATTCTATGGCTTTAGCTACATGATCAGGTATGTGGATCTTCGTCATCTTGTTGTATTTTTCCTAGCAGTTCCCTAAAAATATTTTCTGCATCAGCTAGAGAACTGTAACGCCCACGCAAAAATTCATACTGAGAGAAGTCTTTACATCCAGATAACATAGCATCCTTAGTATCTTCTCTTCTAGCTTCAAGTTCTTTTAAAAACTTTTCAGCAAGCCAAATTGACGACATTAATAAATGCCGGAAAACTTACCACCAAATTCAGCAGCACCCATACCTCTAGCTTTGCCTTTGCCTGTACCAGGCGTAGCTTTTGTGCTAGTTGCAAAAGTACCTGCTTTAGTTTTTGTAGGCGCACTGCCTTTGTTACTATAGCTGTTTTTATTTTTTAATACTTTGGGTGTTTTCTGTTGACTTATGTCTGTTCTTTTATACATGTGTTTTATTATGTTGTGTGCTTTTTAAATTTGCAAGTTTTATTTTTGGTTTTGCATTTCTAATAATTTAAAGCGCGCTTGCTGTTCTAGTCTTGCTCTTGCAGTTTCATCTCTTAAATCTGCTATATCTTCCATAGATTCTATTCTTTCTTTATCTACGTTGACTCTTCTTTGAGCATCTAATGCTTTACGTTTTTCTTCTTGTAAGAACTGTTGTTGCTCCATAGATAACTCTTGACCTTTAAGTGCAAGTTCTTGTTTTCTTATTGAGACTAGTGGATCTTCATCACTTGGATCTGCAACCTTCTGACTATATTCTGTAACAAGCTCTGCCATAATTGGAGCTGAGAATTGAGCAAGTATATCGCCTGCTTGTTGTACCATTTGCTGACCCTCTGCTGGATTTGCTTGTTGGGCTTGTTGTTGCAACTGTTGAAATTGTTGCATAGCTTCTGGTGGCATTTGTTGTTCAGCCAAGCTGTCTGCTTTCATTTGCAAATGTTGCATAATATGTGAATGTATTAAAGCTTGTACTTGTGCATTCATTTGCACTGGCGGTGTACTCAGTATAGCCATGTGTGTTGCTATATGAGCATCATGATTTTGTTGAGCAAAAGCCTGAGCTTGTTGACCTAGTAAAAGTTTGTTGTTTTCAAAACCTGCTTCTAACGGACTTGGTTCTGTTGGAGGAGGAGGCGTAAGTATCTTTTCTATATTATCTACCCCTATGGCTGCATACATTCTTTTGTAAGATTCATAGACTCCATTCGGGCCATGCACTTCTGGATTAGATTGTACTAACTGCATCATCTCTTGCGCCATAGCTATTCTTTGAGATTGGCTAAAGATATCAGGGTTAGATATAGGAATTATATCTACTCTGTCATCAAAGTCTTGTAACTTTATTTGTGCATTACCGCCAGCAATATTGTAAGGATACTCTGGTGGCAGGTACTCTTTAAAAACTTGTGCTAATAGTTTAAATTCTTTCTTCTGTGAATTATGTAGTCTTTTGTGTATAGCAGATAATACTTTAGTAGATCTTTCAAGTAGTGCTAAAGTTGTGCCTACAGGCGCATTAGGATTACCTTGCCCTGTATTGATCTCAGCAATGGACGCAAACTTCTTACCACCGTCTACTAAAATACCTAATAAATTAAGCAAGGTACCACTAGGTTCTTTAAAAGGTAATGGCTGGATTGATTCTCTTAATGATCCACCTGGAGCATCAACATCTCTAAACTCGCCCGGTTGTATTGGCGTATCTTCATCTCTAATCCTAATACCACGAGTTTTAAAACCAGCAGGTAGATTAGCTAAAGTACCAGCATCTATAAGTTGTCTTAGTATTGATGTAGAAGCTTTGGATAAACCACCTATCATGTGTGTTAAGCCAAACCCATAAAAACCTAACCCAGGTAAAAACTTAAAGTGAACAAAGTATTCTATCTTATTCTTTAGTGGATCTTCTTCTTGAAAGTTTCTACGAATAGACAGTATTTCAGTAGAGTTAGCGTCAATAGTAACTATGTAAGGCAGTTTAACGCCTGTTATTTCACCAGACTCATCCATATCTTCAAAGCCATCTAGCTCTAAATTACAATGAACTTCGTAAAGTATTGATACTTCACCGTCATCATAGCTTGGCTCCATACCAGATAGTTTGTCTATTTCTTCTTTAACATCAGATGAAATAGAAGCATCATCACCATAGTCTATATCTATCTTACGGTAGAACCCTAGAGCCTGTAGTTTTCTAACTTCGTTCTCTGGCATCTTTATTACATTAGTAATTCTAGGACATGATTCTAAATCTGTAGTGTAGTAAGGAACTATAAGATCTTCTGGTGCTACAAACTTAGAGACAGCTCTACCTATGGCTTCGTCATAGTAAACTTTCTTAAATGCAGACCCTGCAAGTGGCAGGTAAAATAACATCTGATCTAACTCTTCATCAAACTCTTCCATGACATGAGTAATCTGATAGTTCATAAAATCTTTTACTCTTTGTGCTTGTTCTTCTACAGCAGAGTCATAGGCACCAATAACTTGTGTTTTGACTGGGCCACCAGATGGTAGTAATTCTTTATATGCTTGTGCTTGGAAGGTAGTTACAGCCTCACCTAATAATGGGTGTATAACTCCAGATGCACCTGCAAAAGGTTCAGATCTTTCATCGTCTACCTTCATGCCTAAATACTTTAATCCATCTGTGTAGGTATGTTCCCAGTCTTCACGAGATGATTTATCTTTTTCTATACCATCTACAAGTTCGTTAGCAATCTTGTTTAGATCACTATCATCCATAGATTCAGCTAAGTTTTCATCAAAGCCAGTGCTAATTGGTTCTTGCATGCTAGATTCTAGAATTGCACTACCATCGTCTTGCATAACAAAATCATCCATACCAGCTTGCTCTATGGCTGCAAGCGCTACTTCCATACCTTCATCACCTAAAGGCATTTGATTTTCTTCGTTTAGGATTGTTGGATTAATATCTTTTTCTATTGCCATTAATAATATACCCTTCTAACTGGTGCTTTTGCTACATCTGAGAAATCATCATCAAGAGAGACTAAGCCGCCTTCTCTGAATCTCATAAGAGCTTGGGTCATAGTATCACACAAATCATCATTTTTACCAAAAGGGAATGCAGCGCATTCTTCTATCATTTCTTCAGCAAACTTTTTTTCTGGAGCATAGACTAATTCAGATTCAAAGATAGGAGCAACTGAGTGCATACGGGTAGATTTATCGTGTCCTCTGGTTGGAGAGTAATTAACTACAGGTATACCTAACCTTCTAAGTTCATGTGTTAAAGGCGTTCCAGAAGCTTTTGCCTCAATCAAGGTCATATCAGGCTCCCAGTATTTATATTCGTTATAAGCTATGCGTTTTAGTTCTGGGAAGTCCCAGCGTCCCTTTTGTGCATCTAGCAAAATAATACAATCGGGTGAATCAGGCGTAGGTCTAAAGATACCCCATGTAGATATAGCTGAGTAGTCAGCGTTCTCTTTTTTAGAAAAGGCAGTATCGTAGCTTTGTATAATATAACTAACAGGTGGCAATGATTCACCTTCCCATATATTCCACCACTCGCGTTTAACAATAGATCCTTCTTCGGAGGTTGGAGTTTGCATCCACTGTGCATTCCATTTTTGCACTGGTAGTGATGCTTTAACTTTATTCAATTCTTCTATAGCCCAAAACTCAGGCCATAAAGCATTGTTGGTTTCAGGAAAGATAGCAGGAAACTCTACTATATCCCATTGATCTGCAGCATCTTCCTTTTGTGCATCTAAGAGTTTGGCAGTTAGATCTATCGAACTCCATCTTGTCATAACTAAAATAATGGCTCCGCCAGGCTGTAAACGCTGTCTAGGCCCTGATGTGTACCAATCCCAACAGGATTCTAAAGCACTAGGGCTCAAAGCATCTTGCTCTGAGTGTGGATCATCAATAATTAAAAGATCAGCACCACGACCTGTAATAGCACCACCCACACCAGCAGCGAAGTATTCGCCACCTTTGTTGGTTTCCCAACGACCTGCTGACTTAGAATCAGCTTGTAGTTCTACTTTGGTAAAGATCCTCTTGTATTCATCAGTATCCATCATGTTTCTGACCTTACGACCAAATCGCACAGCAAGTTCACCGGTGTGGGTTGTTTGCATGATCTTACGATTAGGCTGTTTGCCCATGATCCAAGCAGGGAAATAGGTTGAGCAGAACTCAGACTTGGTATGTCTAGGTGGCATATTGACGATTAAACGGTTGATTTTGCCATTAGCAACATCTTCTAGCTTTTGTGCAAAGATCTTATGGTGTCTGCCACAGATAAACTCTGGCCACATATACTCTACATACTTTAAGAAACTATCTTGGCAATCTTTTTGTATTTCTAGCAGTTGCAAACGTTCTTTTAGAACTAAGGTTTCTTTTATCTCTTGATCTGAAAGGTGAGCTAGGTTCATAATTCAGCTAACATTTTATCAATATCTACTGCGCCACCGTCTTTAAAAGCGTTAATACCTTGTTTTTCTATGGCATCTTTAAGCTCATCAGTAAATTTAAGGTAAGTACCATCAAATTCAGTTCCTGTGTCCTTAATCGTTGTAAGTGTGCCTTTTTCATTAACACCTAGTTCTTGTAGAACTTTTTTAATTTCTTTCTGCCCACTCTCGTAGGCTTTTATCAAACTTGTATCTAAACCTTCGCTTGCTCCTTGTTGATCTCCTATAAAAATCAAATCTTTGTTTTGTTTATGACTTTTTAAAATATTAGTTCTAACTGGTAATTTATGATATTGGGACTTGCCTCCATCAAAGTAAGGATCTACTTTCATACCTAGTCCCTTTGCATTAATGCTAACTGCTCTTTTTAAAACATCAACACCGTTTTTTATTGGAAACGTATTAAGGTAAGGTATGTTTGCTATGTCATCAAAGTAAGCATTAACTCTATCTTCAACCCTAGGGCCTGCATCAAAATATTTTTGGCGACCTCCTAAGTTTCCAGATGTCATGTTAAATATTTCATTTGGAGTTTTATTTAAAGATTCAGTAAAAGGTTTGCCTGTGATTCTTTCAATATCTCTAGGGGAAATGGTAAATTCATCAATGCCTAATCTAGCAGCATCTGAGTCTAAGGAATCTGCTATTTTTTTTACATCTATATCAGCACCGTCAGCTATAGCTTTATTAGTGGCATCTACTTGATAGTTATATTCTTTGAGTTTTTTTAATAGCTCTTTTTGTTTTGCTGGCTCTACAAAGCCTGATGGAGATTTAACTATTATTTTTTTGTTAATAGCGTTTATATTTTTAGTTCTTTGTATTACATCATTGATTATTTCTTTAATTTCTTTTTCTGTGCCTAAACTTTCTATACCAGTAGCCCAATCTTCATAAAGCTTTTTCATACTAGGGTCTGTTTGCACACTAGCTCTTTCTTTAAAAAGAGAAGCATTGAAATAATCGTTATACATTTCATAGTCTAGCGTTTTTATTCTTGCGCTATCTATGGGATATTTTGCTAAGTTTTTTTGTGCAATTCTTTCTATAAACATCATTGATGATACTGTATCACCAGTTGTTTCATATAAAATATCTTCTACAATCTCATCATCTAAAGGAGCAAAAAATTGACCTGGAGTACGCACCCCTAAGGTATCGTCAACATAAGTTTTATATAAATCTGGCCCTAGGTATTTTTTAAGTGCTGCATCGTTATCTTTACCAGACTTAGCTATAGCATCCAAAAACTCTGGTCTAAGATTTTGTTGTGCGTTACGTGCTTGAGAGCCTGATTCAATTAAAACACCTTCTATTCTTGAAGCAAAAGAAGTATTGGACGCACTATAAGCTTTAGGTATTCTGCTTAGTGAGAATAAAACATCAGCAGCTTGTGATCTAGCAATTCTTGCTTTTGGCAAATAGTTATCGGCAACTTCACCTTGAAAATCAGACTGCATTCTAAAAACATTATCTCCTAAAGCATATTTTTCAGCACCATCTGCATCTAAAATGTCTAGTTCTTTTAAAGCTTTAGCTATAGTATCTTTATCCCTAGGTGCAAAAGAATCGGCATATTGTGTATATCTTGCACCAGGCTTAAAGCTACCAACTGCATCAAATACATAAGCTTGATCTCCTTGAAGTCCATCGCTGTATCTAAGATCTGCATAATGGTCTGGTTTGGTTCTGTTTTCACCAGCTCCTCTTACAAAGTAAGTTTTTTGCATTTCATTGCTTCTTTGCACAGAATCAGGAATACGTCCAGGAGCTTCATAATCTGGCGTTCCTACATTACGCACTTGTATAGCATCTCTTTGTGATCTAGACATGTAATCATCAATAAATCCTCTAGATATCTTTTTAGATCCAGCAGCTTCATTAAGCAATTTAGGATGAATAGAGTTAGATTCATCTAGAATTTTAAGCAATCTAAGCTCACCTTTAGGTATGCCAGCGTCTTCTAGTTTTTTAACCCATTGATCCACAGGTAGTTCTTGTACTTTCTTGCCTAAAGTAGATATTTGGTTTTGCTCCATGCCGTTGATCCATTTCCTAGCTTTGGAAGATAGAGCTAGATCATCGCCTACATTGTATTGTAGTTCTGCTATGCCTTTAGGTTGGAAGGGTTCTACTTTGGGTAATTCTACCTTAGGCTCCTTAGGTGGTGCTAATTGCAACGGTTCCTTTGGGGTTTGTGGAACGTCTACTGCTTTCGCACCAGACTTGGTTACAGCTTTAGCACCTCTAAGAAATCTAAACAATGGTATTAAGCTTATGCCTGATAAAACTTGTAAGCCTGTGTTACCTGCGGCACCTAGGTAATCTTTGTCTTGAATATTAGTTTTAGCTCTAGAGCCAAACTCTTTTACTTCATAGGCCGCTAAAACATCTCCTATACCAGGAGCTATGCTAACAGCTATCTGATCTACGACAGGTAGTTCTTCAAAAGTACGGTAAGCGTCACTAACATTGCCAGATGCTATCTTGGTTTTAAGTTCTGAGAGTATTTCACTTCTAGCAGCCATAGTTGGCTATTTAGCTATAGATTGGAGTATATCGTCTATTTGTTGCCTGTCTTGATTAGACATAGTTCTGCCAGTTTCACCTAGAACGCTTTGTTGGTTCTGAATACCAATCTTTTGTTGTTCTATTTGGTCAATCTGATTGGCAATTTGTTGTGCACCTTGGAAGTCTTGGTTACGTACCATCATCTCATAGGTTTTCATAAGGTTGTCAATAGAAGAGTTTAAAGTAAATATTTGTAGTTCAGGTGGTCTATCTTCAAATCGTGGTTCATTAGTAGCCATAGATCTATCCATGTTAGACATGGTACGACCAGATTCACCTAACATTTGTTGCATATTCATTAGATGCCAAACATCTCCCTAGCTTGCTGTAGTTCTTCCATGGTTATACCTACTTGCTGTAGGAAAGCTTCAATCTCTTCGTCACCAGCACCTTGAGATACCATTTGTTGTAGAATTTTAATAATTTGTGTGAGGGCTTGTTTAGCCTCTTCTTGGTCAGAACCTGATATAGATTCCATTTCTGATTGCATTTGACCTGGCATTTGTTGAGGGGCAGGAGTCCCTTGCATCATTGGTTGTTCAGGCATCATAACTGGGTCAACCTGCATACCCATCATATCTTCGTCCATGTGGTACCTTTTAGTTAAAATCTGATTGTATCAGAAATTATATAAAAATTACTAGCATTGTGTTAAATATGTATTTTGTTCGTGTTTGTTATTAACCTTGTGTGTGTATTATATTGCCCTGCACTTTTGTGTCCCCCCCACCATCTCAGACGCCGTTACCGACCGACTTTTGTGATCCTTCGGGACTCCGACCCATAAAAAAAGGGAGCGTATTGCTCCCCTTGTTACTCCGATTAGTTTAGTTAATTGGTTCTATGTTACCTAAATAACCCTGTATAGTTCCACCATCTGCTACACCTGAGTTTCCTATGAGTTGTCTCATCTCAGCTTGAACTCCACCGTCTGATATAACATGAACTCCATTACTAATTAAGCTCTTACAATCAGTCTCAATAGCCTTACCAATGATATTCTCACCAGTCTCATCATACATATTTATTATTATCTTCATTTTGACCTCCTTAAAGTCTTGTTAATTAAGATGACCTATTATAAGCATGAATGGTTACATTATGTCAACACCTTAATCAATTCTTTTTCTTCTGCTAACTTGTAAATAAATACACCTTTCCGGGTAACATATCGCGGCCTTGACCGGGCAAATGCTCTTGCTTGTGTTTCGCAGTCTTCCAAAGACATAGACCAGACCCGAGCTTTCCCGAGATGACAGTACCCGACATATCCGTAAGACCTGGTAGATCTGTTTGCCTCATTGTGTGTGGCCGTAGTGCTGGTTATCGTATCAGTCATAGTCATGATGAGCTAAGCCCGACCCGACATAAGGAATACCAGCACATACAAACCAACCGTAATCAGGAACAATGTATCCATTACACCCAGTCCTGTTTAATTGCGTAGCCGTCCCCGTACAGTTTGCTTGCTAATGTGTATATCAGGTGAAAGCCCATGTCCATTCCAGAACCACCAACAAAGACAGCTTCTTTGTTTGTATATCGCCAGCCCAGGTAATCTGCAACATAGCCGCTTATGTTTAGAATTCTATCTCCATCAATGGCATACACTTTGATGTGTCTACTCATACCCGACTGAGCAACATGAACAACTGTTGTATGCGCTGTGCTGCCTTTAGGAAACCAATCTGTTAATAGATCTTCTAACCTCTCTCTATCTAATTGTAATTTCATTTACTTCTCCTGTAATTAAAGAACCATTAAGCCATATCAGATACATTTTGTCAACTCCACCAGATACTCTTACCAGGGCTTGGATCTAGCCTCCTGGATCCTGTGTTAGGCCTCCTATTGTGTTTAC